CACCCTTTCCCGCCTTGATGAACCCGCTGCAAACGCCGGTTGAGTTCCTTCCCTACCTGGCCGCTGATCGCGGCGTCAGTGAATGGGACGCCGCTGCCAGCGAGTCTGAGAAGCGCCTCACCGTGGCCTTGTCCTGGCAGATCCAACGTCAGGCCGGTACGCCCAAGGCGCTGAGCTATGCCGTCGAATCGCTGGGATTCACCCCCAATATCAGTGCCTGGTATCAACAGCGGCCAACCGGTCTGCCTTACACCTTTGACGTGCAGGCAATCATCGGTCGCAGTTGGTCCAGTGGCGATCACAACCGTTTGATCCGCCGCATCAACGCGGCCAAGAGCGAGCGGGACCTGGCCACTATCACCATCGTGCACGAGACGGCTGGTGGGCTGGCGATGAGCGGTGTTGCTCATGCTGCGCTTTGCGACAGCGAGCTTTCGCTTGCGGGGGCGCTGCCTGTACTCGTGCTTGGCGCCCGACTTCACAGTACTGGGGTCGCCCGGTACTACACCATTAACGACTATGACCTCAGGGCGCAGCCATGACAGAAGACATTACGCGCCTGGTGCGCTTCACCTCCAAGGGTTTGGGTGAAGTGTTGCAGGCAAAGAACCAGGGTTTGAAAGGTGAAATTACCCATATAGGCGCGGGGACTGGCCGTTACAACCCTGAAGGCAGTGAAATTGCCTTGCGGGATGAACGCCAGCGAGTAGCAATTGCAGATTACGAAGACCTCGGTAACCAACAACTCAGAATGGCCGCGCTTTTTGATGGCGAGGCTGAGTATGAGATTGGAGAGTTTGGGTTTTACTTGGCCAGCGGAACCTTGCTGGCTGTTTATTCCGTAGCCGGGAAATTGCTCACCTACAAAGCGGCCGCAGCCCGTGTGTTGCAGAAGTTTACGCTGGACCTAACACCACTGCCTGTCGATAGCGTGACGGTAGTGGTGGGTATGGAAAATCTTAATATTTTAATTGCAGAGGAACTGGCCTCTGTGGCTACAGCCAATATTGATAATATGGCTCGCCATCTGGGAGTTTTGTTTCGTGTAATGAAGTTGGAAGATGCTAATGTTGTGATTTAGATATTGGGCTGGCCTCTTTGGTTATGGCTATTTGCCGGTACTGAGTGGTCTGAGAATGACAAAGTAAAGGAGCTTCTATTTTGAGTACGGAAACGCAGATAGCCAACTTGGTTCAGGCTTCCAATAACCTGACCAGCGCCGTAAATGGCAAAATTGGCGATATTGATAAACGAATGGATCAAGCCCGTGCGGAGTTTGATCAGTTTCGTGCACTTAAGGACGTTGTCGGAGAACCCGGTGCCCCCGGGACGTTGTTGATGAGTGTGTTCCAAGGACTTATTTGGGGCACGGGAGCCCCCTATAATGTTGACGCCTCTGGTGGCATGGTAGCGACGGATCTTGGATCCTCAATGGACGTTTATGCCCATTTCAAGTTGCCGTTTTCTATTAATACCGATGACCAAATGTTCTGGCTAAATATTCGCGGTTATAGTTACGGTAGTTCTTTGGTGCTGGACGAGACATTTGCCGGGTATGTGTATTCGCCTCAGCGCGCAGTTATAAACCAATCTTGCTTTGGGAAGTTTGCGCCGGCCATCTATGCTGATACGGCTGGTAATGCAATCTGCCGAATTAAAATTCCCAATGTGTATGTTACATCGTTGCGAATTGACACTATGCAGATTGGTCGCTATCGCGCGATCAAAGTCGGTGAGATTAAGTCGAAACTTTCCCTTTCCCCAACGGTGGTTTTCTAAATGACTGAAGTGTTTGTCACACCTGCTCAATCTCATATCCCTAGCAAAGAAGGTCTTGAGTGTTTGGAGTGGTCTTCTATTCGCGTTCGTCGCGATCAACTCTTGCGAGAAACTGACCATACCCAAGTCCAAGACAGCCCTCTGAGTGAAGTTCAGCGTGCGGAAGTCGCTGCTTACCGCAAACTGTTGCGGGATGTCCCGCAAGATATTGGCGATCCCTTCACTGTTGTATGGCCAGAAAAGCCTGGTTTCCTTAAGTAACGATAGCTACCGCGAAAGCGGTTTTTTTTTCGCCCGCCCAAAGCCCCTCTCGCAGGGGCTTTTTGCGTTTTTCACCCGGAGAATTCCACTCATGTTTAACCGCCAAACCTACACCGTCCTCATTCCATTCCCCACCGGCAACGGCCACTGGTCTACCGCCGGCCAGGAACTGGAACTGCTGGACGTCGAAGCATCCGCCCTGCGCACCGCTGGCCGTCTGGAACTCACCAGCGTCCTCAACTCCACCCCGAAGAAGGCTGACTGATCATGGCTGAGGTTTTGAACTTCGAACACAACGGCATCACCGTGAACGCCACCGAATCCCCCGAGGCCATGGGTGGCCTGGGCGATAACGTCATCGGCCTGGTGGGCACTGCCCCCAACGCCCATGCGTCGATTCCGAAAAACGCCCCGTTCCGCATCAACAGCTTCACCACCCAGGCGCTGCTGGACCCTACCGGCGCTGAAACCGGCACGCTGTTCCACGCCGTGTACCAGATCCTCAAAGTGGTCAAGGTGCCGGTCTACGTAGTGATCGTCGACGAGGGCACCACCCCGGCCGACACCATCAATAACGTAATCGGCGGTGAAGAGCCGGTCACCGGCCGCAAACTGGGCCTCGCCGCCCTGGTCAGCGTCCCCGAAGACCTGACCATCATCGGCGCCCCGGGTTTCACCGGCACCAAGGCCGTGGCCGGCGAATTCGCCTCCTTCGGCAAGCGCATCAAGGCCCGTGTGGTGCTGGACGGCAAGGACGC